GTATATAATTTCTTGTAAAGAATCATTAGGTTTTTGAATTGCTTCATCATTTATAGAGTTAATTCTTGAATCTCATTTTTTATGGAAACTAAATACAGCACCACCAATAGCACCTCCCATAAATGCAGAAGTATAACGCGCAAACGCTTCTTCTGTGCTTATACCAAAATCAAGTTGTCTATCCTCATCTACAATACCCATCGTGTTTAACGCTGAGTAAAGTGCTTTTACCATATCAGATGAAACTTCTTCTGCTACTTCTTCAACTCCTTCATTAACACTGTCATATAAAATATTTCCAGGTTTCATTTTAGAGATTCGTTGCTGAATTTGGTTTTTAGTTTTCATAACCCAATTTGCAGCAGCTTTAGGAGAAACAATCCCTTTGTTGATGTTTTCATTAGTTACTTTTTCAGCAACATCTTTAATAACTCCTTTTACAGATGTACGGTCGAGATATGTATCTTTAAACCAAAAATCTTTAAAGTAGTCAATATTCATTAATGTAAACATTGCTCCCATTACAGATAACATTCCTAATCCTGCAACTCTATCAGATGCTCCAGCTTGCTTAAATGCATCATAAGCATCTGTAGAAGAGGTTCCTGCCATATAAGCTAAAGATAAGGCTCTACCTCATTTAATTGTATTCTCACTAACATTTTCTTTACCTACTATCCACTTTGGTATTTGTTCAATTACTCTTTGTTGAAATAATTGTCTTGAACTATCTTCAACTAATTTTCCAATGCTTTCTACATTTCAGAAACTATTTCTTCCATAATCAGAAACACTTCCATCAAACCTAGAAAGCCAAGCTTGAATATCAGTAGCAGTTTGTGCTGATTTAGAATTAGTTAAATCTCCCTTAGCAATACCTTCGATACTTCTAAATAATACTGGGAATAATTTTCCTATTTCAATAGCAGCTGTCATGATACCATATACTTGTCCAACATATGGAATAAGCATTGGTCCTACTTTAAACAAGACCTTTGCTAAAGTGCCTCCAACACTTTTATCTAATCCATCTGAATCAAAGAAATCATATTTATTCCATTTACTTCCATCAACAGTTAATGTATCAGATATATGTAGAATATCTTTTCCTGTAAGCGGTCTATTTCCTAATGTTTCATAAAATGGATCTCCTTCACTATTAAATTTTAGATCTCCTGCTTTATGTGAAACAGTTCTTCCATTTACTTCATGAGTTCCATCTTCATCTCATTGAGCTAATACAAGTGTAGGACGAGCTATAGCACCTAACCCACCTCATTCATTAGGTGTTCAATCCTCAAACTTACCAGTATCATAATTAAATATCTTATTTGTTTGTGCTACTTCACGTATCGACATAGTTGGATCAGAAGTTTCATATAGATTAACTATACCTCGACTTCTTCTTTCAGGATTAGAGAATTTAACTAATCTTGAACTAACATCCAGTACATCGCCGCCGAGAGGTGCAAAATAATCTGCAGGATCATATGTAAATGAATCCATAGCAGTACTTGCTAAACTAGCTTCATCTGCACGATTATATAAGTCTAAAACGTCTTTATAATATGTATCGAATTTTTGATTATCAAATTCTCCTCTATCGTTTTTAAACGCCTCTTGTATTTCTGGTATACCTTTATAATATTCTCTATCTTTAACATTAGAGTTATCAGGAGTTATTCCTAAATTAACTAACTCTTGAACACTTTTGTCTGGCTGAAAAAATAATGCCGCCAGCCAATCATTTTTCTTCTGATCCATCATACTTTAAAAATTAGCTTTTATGCTTTGTTGTTGTTTTTTCAGATTTGCCTGATTATATATATCTCTATATTCACTAGCACTTCCAATTTCATGATTAGATGCAACAGTTGCAAGTTTAGAATCATGCATAGGCATAAATATCATTCCTTTATACATTGAATTTTTATTGCCATGAAATATTTTTCCAAAGAAGCCTGGCTTAAAGTTATCAACCTTTTTGTCTGATTTCTTTACTACATCTCCTCCATAATTTACATAAGTTGAATAGATATCAAATATTCTATCTTTATCTGGTCCATCAACATGTCATAACCAAGGAGAATTACTATCAAAGTCAATAGCTTTATCACTAGCATAACCTGATAATCCAAAAAATACCATCATATCTTCAGGTCTGAATTTTCATCTATTAGTTTCAGTATCAAACTCTAAGTCTAGATCATATTCATGTAATTTTTCTATCATTCTTTGTCTAGATACATTAGGATTATCTTCAATTCATTCCTCAAATTTTGTATATCGATCATATGCATCTAAGTCAGGCTTATAAACTCCCATTTGTTCTGCATCTCGATCTTTTGGAAGTCACATTCTACTAAGTGAACTAGAGCCATCTCACACAAGTCTATTTAAATCAATATCTGATATTCTTTGATCTCCAAAGAAAATAGAATTTTTATCAACAATATTACCTATTTCAGCCTTATCCAATACATTTTTTAATGTATTTTGAGTTACTTGTGTGCCATTCTTATCTTGTAATGGATAATCCCTAGTTACAATTTCTAACCCTCCTTTGGCATCAGATGTTGATAAAACTGCAATTTTAGGATCTACAACTCTACCTGCAGCAATAGTTTCTAGAGAGCTTCTATTAACATCTTTATCAGTTCCTCCAGAACTTCCACTGCCTGCTTTAGATGCAGTTGAATCATAATCTAAAGCTTGTGTATTTTCTACACTATGATTTGTATGTTCAACTACAGCAATTTGTAGTAATCGTTTTACATCTTCAGGATTACTTGGATTAAAACCTTCAGCAGCTGCTTGAGCTCTTAAAACGTTTTTCATATTTTGTGGAAGAGTCTTATATAAATAATTAACAGCTAAATCAAGACTTTCTTTATCATGATATCCCTGATTAGATGTACTATTTGATTCTGTAACTTTATATATTCCATCTGGTCCATTAAATCCTAATAATTGTTCAAATCCTTTTTCAATTTTATTCTGATATTTAGAAGTATATCTATCAAACTGATTTGAGGATTTATTAGTTCCAAACGCTCCAATAGTAGCTTTTACATAATCTACTATAGATTTCATTCCAACTGTATTAGATAAATCTGTAAGGATACTATTATTATATGCTAGTTCTGGACGTTCTTCTCGAAGATGAATTAATTGAGAATTAGTTAATGCTTGATATTTTTGTGGATTTTTATAATAAGTATCTGCAGATATAGTCTTAATACTGCCGTCTTTATTATACACATATAAGCTACCTTCATTACTAATTGCAACTTCAGACCCAGATCCTTCTTTAATAATTTGTTCTGATGCAGTTTCATGTAATTCATTATTATGTTTAATTCTATTAGCTAAAGATTGTAATCTAATTAAATCAGACATATCATATTGATTACTCTGTCCAGATACAAATAATTCACCTAAGTTTTGAGATTTTCTTAAAAAACTATTAGCTCTATCTAAGAAGTAATCTACATCATTAGGTAACCCATTCTCTTTAAGAACATTAATAATTTCTTTTTGAATAAGTTGTTCTTCTTTATTTTCACTTGTTTTAGAGGTCTGAGTAGCAACTTGTGTAGGCTCTGCAGCATCTCTAAAAAAGGGGGTATAACTAATACCCCCATTTTGATATCTCTTTATCTTCATATTTATGACATCATTTTTAGAAATAACTTAATAATGTTATTATTTAGTTCTCCAACAGCCTTATTGATAGCTTTTTGCTGGTCTAGATATTGCTGCTCATCTGTTTTACGTAAATATCTACCCCCAGATTTATAACGATGATGTATAAATCTTTGAATAGGAATTTGCTTAGGATTAGTATAATTAACTAAATATGGTTTTGTATCTAATTTATTTCCTCCAAGCCAAAATCTTCTTTGAGATTGTTGATAAGGATTAACTAAAGCCTCAATTCCATATTTACTTCTATTAGTAGCAATATCTCCTGAATACTTATAATTTAAATAATCCTCAATTTTCCAACCACTATATTCAGGATTTTTACCTTCATTCTGTTGCCAATTATAGAACTCATTAATTTTACTATTTCTAAAATTAGTAAACCAATTACTGAAATCTCCAGCAGCTTTTTGTTGTGCTAATTGAGCTTGTAAAGCTTGTTTCTCGTTTAGATCCTTAGCATAGTCACCTCTTAACTGATAAATAAGATTCTTAATATTTTGAGTTTGTTGAGTAATCTTATTAGCATCAGCCATATCTAACTGAGCTAAACCTTGTGCTCAACGGTTTCTATTCTCATTAGCTATCTGAGTTCTAATATTAGCGTATTGTTGTTTTTGAGCAAGTAACTTATCATTGTATTGATCTATCATTTGAGAAAATTTAGCATCTCTTTCTCCTTCTAATTGATCAACATTCATATCTCTCATAAGTCTTTCTGCTAATACTTTATTTGGATCACTAGTTGATGTCTTATATTGACGCATACTTTTAATACGATCATTATACATTCTATGCAACCCATTATCACTAAATCTAGAGTAAAACTCAGTAGGCATTTGTTGTTGAGAACCTATCATTCCTTTACGAATGGCATCTTTCATTTTTTGGGTAGTACGATTGATACCTATTGTAGAAGTAATAAAGTCTCCTATTCCCATTACCATATCAGGATTAATATTAAATCCTTTTCCTTTACCATGTCCAAAAGCTGTATAATCAGAATTATCTGTATTATATGAGGATCTGTTTAAATTAGACAAGGTTCTACTAGTAGAATCATTAAGTAATTCTTCTTTTGAATCCAACCTTCCTTTAAACCCAAGATTATTATTAATTTGAGCCATTTTAGCATCATTTAAAATCGAATCATACCGATTCCTCACTACAGCATTTTGAGGCGATTGAACAGTCTTATTTAAGCCTATAGAAGTACGTTTAATAGGAGTTCCAACAACAGCAACTGGATCTACTTGTACATTAATCGGATTATTATTTTTATCTAGCATATAATCAGCTACACTAGTCCAATTTTGATCTATTGGAGTACTAAATGTAGGATACTTAGTGCCAGGTTGTGCTTTTATAATTTTACCGCCTTTTTTATAAAATACTGGATTATTCTCTGGTTTATAATACCAAAGATGTTGTGGTTGATCACTAAATATTCCTAAGTTAGGAGCTAAGTTAGAATAGATTGGCATTGTAATAGGTCTCCGTTTTAAAGCTGTAACTGATGTAAACATTTCAGGTCCTCCGAAAAATCTTTGAACTTGAGAAGTTTGTTTATCAGCATAGTTCTTAAAATAAGGATTACTCCTATTAGTTTTTGCATCTCTAGTAGCAGCAGTCTTATTCCAATTTCACCAACCCATATCATCTGGATTCCTATAAGTACTAGGAAGTTCATCATATTTAAATTGTCCTGTATTAAGTCCTTTACCTATTGAAGACTTCCAAGGTTTTCTTCAATTGAAATTTATATTAGAGGAACGTTTAATACCATACTCAGAAAGTAAGTCAGTAACATTATCTGTTTTAACTTTACCTAACTTTCCAATAATTATTTCTTCTAACTTTTCAGTTTTTTGATTTTTTGGAAGTGAATTGACCGACTCAATCTCAGAACGACCTAATTTAATAGTAGGAAGATTTTTGTTATTAGTTGGTTTTAAGGTAACCATATCAGAATCTCCTCCTTTTAGTTTTGCACTTCCTGTAGTACGTTTTAAATTAGCAAAACCTCTAACTCCATTCAATACAGTACGAATATCTTTAATAGTTCATTTACCATCTTGAATATTTCCTCACGCAGTTGCTAATCCAGATGCCGCACTTCCAAAACTAACTCCTTTAGTTGCTCACTTAACAGCATTTGCAACAGCTTTAGATTTCTTTAAAGCTTTAGCTATTTTTGCTGTTTTAGCTCCTGAGCCAATCCCAGGAAGTAAAGTAGCTGCATCTAATCCTAGATTAAGTGCTAAATTGCCAACATCACCTCAGTCTAATCCATCTCTAGCAACATCCGCTCCAAAACCAGTTAAAGAACCTACTGCACCAACTCCAGCTCCAGCAATATTGCCAAATCCTGGTACAAAAGTAGCACCTAAAGAAGCAGCATCTGCAACTAAAGCTGCAATTTCAGCTTTATCAGCAGCAGTTAATTGAGTCTGATCTCCAATAACTTTTTCTTCACCTGCTTTACGTATTCTTTGATGAGGAATATGAAGAGCTTCATCTGATGCTGAAATATTAGTTCTTCTTTGAACTTTACCTCCAATTTGATAGGATCCAATAGACCGTTTTAAAAGTACCCCTGCTTGAGTTAATTGTTCAGGAGTATATTGATGTAAAATTCCTCTATATGCGTTTAAACCAGTTAAATTTCCAATTGAGCCAATTCCTTCTTTTTGGTATTTTTGGAAAATTGGACCTAAATATTTGTTACTTTCTGGAGAAAATTTAAATCTTGTAGTAAAATTAGGATTTACATACATATTTCTTAATAGTGCTTCAAGATCATTTCTAAAATTAACATCATCAATAAGATCTGGATTCTGATTTAAAAGTTGAACTACTTCTTGTGGTACATTTAATCCATAATCTCTAAAATCATTTAACTGTCCACTTAGAGTTGGAGTACTTGGATTGTCACTTCAATAATAATACTGTTTATTCTCAGGATTATATTCTAAAGAATAATTTCCGTTTCCTCCTGCTACTGCTGTTATAACACTTGGACCATTTTCTCCATAAGGTTGTTGATATGCACTAAATGCAGTTCGAGGTTTATTTTTATAATAATCCTCTACAAATTTTTTATTAGTTTGAGGTTGAAGGTTATTAATAAAGTTACTAATAACTCGTTCATCAATACGTTTCTTTGTTCTTGGATCAATATATGCTCTTTTTGCAGTTGAACGAATTGGATGACCATATTGATCAAACTGAGCATCTTTATCAAAATACTCATAAATAAGAGGGTCATTTGCATTTCTTATATATTCTCCAGATATATCACGTCCATATGTTGAAGGATCAAAAGCTCATGAAAATTGTTTTTGTCCTGTTGTTTCATCCTGTCCAAAATTACTATATCCTGAAAAATCATTATCTGCTCAATACTGACGAATTAAATTCGAATTACCATAAGTTTGCTTATTTTCACTTACAAAGTCTAAATATCTTTGTATTTTACTCAAACTATCAGTATCATCGCCTCTATACACTCTTCCATTAAGAACAAATAATCCAGAAGTTTCAGGAATATAATCTGCATAGGCTCCATAACGCTCTCTAAATCTATCATTTAATCAAGCATTATCTCCAACAAGATTTCTAAATTCATCATTAGCAATTGTTACATTACCATTTGCATCAACATTAAATAGATTATTATATTTATCATAATCTCATCCTGCTTTACTTCAGTTTTCTTTTGTCTTCTTAAGTTCTTCTTGCGCAGGATCTACTTCTTTTTGAGCTTGAGCAGGTTTACTTCCTCCTAAAAAGATACCAATATCATCTAATGCCATAGCATCTTCATCTGTTCAATTTCCTTGTTCAATTCTAGATATAATATCTTCTATACCTTGCTCACCATATTTATTATAAAAGTCTATATAAGCTTGCTTATCTAAATCATTATAGCCTTTAAATTGATCATTATCGCCATAACCTGCAATATCTTTTAGACTACGAAGTCTTCTAGTTGCTTTTAGATTATTAGCTCCATTTATATAAACTCTATTTCCATTTAATAATTCAAAATCTCCAGTATCTTTATTACGTTTATAT